CTAATCCACATTAAATAAGTAGTAACTTTTTTGACAAAAATAAGATTGATACAATATTCAGGACGGCAACTCCATCCGTCCAACACTCATATACGCCGCCCGTAAAAAGGTGTGCATCATTTCGGTTGTCAGGATCATCCCTTCTGGCAACCGGAATTTGAAAGAATTTCCCGGTATCTCCATAAATTCTTGGTATAGTAAAAACGTATCGTAAGATTCGTAGATTTGATATTCCATACTTGCTCCCCCTCTTGTATTGACTACATATATTATAGCACAGAGGGGTTTGAATTGAATTTATTAAAAATACATTTTGATGGAAAATAATATTATTCCCCTCAGAGAACGATCTCCGAGGGGATTTTTATTAGAACAACTGGAACCGATCGATTGCCTGTCCGAACGCTCCTGCATATCCGTCCTGCCCGTTTCCGGTCTCATTATCATACTGCCAATCCCAGTATGTTCCATTTACCGGACTGACACGGTACTGCGCTTTCTGGTAGCCATATTTTGCCGCATAATCCGCTGGAGTATTGTAGTACACCTCGATTGCATCGATTGGCTGTCCTGTACCTGCATAGCCGTTGTTGTGGTCATTCCAGTTACATCCGGTCACATAAGGCAGCCATCCTCTGCCAATTACGTGGACTCTGTATTTTACGGATCCCTTGTCTGCCTTAATAGCTACATCCGTGATGCGCTTGCCCTGGATCCCGGCAAAATCTGTGAGATTGCGAACAAACGGCAAGATGCGTCCGTCCTCCAGTTTGACGGCGTAAGTAAATACTACTTCTGGTTGCTTCTGTTGGGTTGATGACTGTCCAGAACTTTGTCCACCAGACACATAAGTTGGTGGCGTGACATTGCCACCCATGTACTCCTTGATTCGCTTTATAAAATAGGATTTCGTAGCTTCTCTTCCACCGTGAATCTCTACAGATCTGTGAGGACATGATGTAGCATACACTTCCTGATGGAGTCTGATTGTGCTTGTGCTTGGTGTGATTCCATACTCCTTGCACTTCTGCGCCGCCAACTGCAATGCTTTTTCCTCGTTTGCTTTAAATACATCCAGATCACCCATACTCTGGCATGTTTCGATGCCGAGATAGTTTAAGTTTCCATTTGTGTCCCCGCAATGCCATGCACAATTCATATCATCCTCTGCCTGTAAGATGCCATCCTGTGCTACATAATAGTGCGCAAATCCATTTTCAAGCGGATGTGTCTGTAACCAATTTCTGTAAAATGCTGCATTGGCGTTCTTGCTTCCAGCGTCATTGTGAAAAAAGATACCTACCGGATTTCTCCCTCTGTTTCCTGCTACTCCACGACAAATACTCATATTTTCTCCTTTCCGTGCGATGTCGCACAATAAAAGAGAGCCTGTTTCCAAGCTCTCCAGAATCTATTTATATGTAAGCGCCCGATCTGAATCTCCTGTGCCCGGTGTCGTTGGGTCTACCACTACACCAAGGATTGCCAGCACTGCAAAGAGTGCATTGATTACAGTCAATAACTTATCTCCAAGGTCTCCAAGGTCGATGGTAAGACCAAACACTGCCGCAATTGCCTGTATCAACAGTAAGATTGCCGGGATCAGCGCCACCCAGAATGCCTTGTTTTTGATTCTTACAATCCAATTGATTTTTTTCATGGTTCTACCTCCTTTAAAAAAGCATTGCTGCTACTGCACCGATAATAGCTCCAATGAGAGCGGTAACAACCCCATCCCATCTCTTAGCTGGTGTCTGCTCAAGATGCGTCACCTTTGCGGTGAGTTGTACCAACGTCTGGTTCATGAAGCCGACCTCTTTGGTTAGCCCTACCATTTCTTGTGCCAGTTGATGTACCACGCTCACAACGTCCTCTGCTTCTTTCATTCGATGCTTTAATGAGCCGATTTCTTTTCCGTGCTCTGCAAGTTTCACTTCTACTTCATTTTCTGTCATGTTTTCCCTCCGGTTTTTAAAGTATAAAAATAAGACCATTACGGTCTTGCTCTAATCTCCATATTCACTCCTTAAATTGCGGATATCCAAGATGTACAGATTGTTCTCTCTGCATAGGTCGCATTTTCTACATCCAGCGATATTTTCGGGCCGATACGGTACCTCCCATTTCCAACGATCGTGCCAGCCACTACTTCCGGGCACGCACAGAATACATGGTACTTCGGGCGGAACTCTTCCGGGATGGCCGCCTCGTCAAAATCATTGAAAGACCCGCTGTTCGGAAACTGTGCCAACATCTCGATTTTACAGTGTACGATCTTGCCGATTTTATACAACCACACCTGCATGCGATTACTGCTGTTTACATTGAAGTACGGTCCTCTCACCTGTCCGGAATCATATTCCTTGATTCCCATCAATTCTTGATCGCCCAGTAATAACTTGCCATGAAACCTCGCATCTTGATAGAAATCATAACCCACTTCGCTATCGCTTGCTGTTCCGCCGAAAGCAATACTTCTTCCTTTATTTGCAACATCCAACGCTCGGAACTGTGCCGGAACAATCACCTCTTCTTGTTTGCTGCCGTTTAAGTCTGTGATTGTAACGATAACAAAGTACACACTCCCCGTGGATATTTTCCCATTCCCGATTACTTGGGAAATCTTTCCGCTTGTCGTGTTTGGGTATGTTTCACTTGCTTTCACCGGACTCCCAGAAGCAGTCTCCTGATAATCTATCCTGACACTGGTTGCCTTGTTAGAGTTATTTAAGGTCTGGTCTACTTGCCAGCTCCCAGTGACTTTAATGTACGTGCCATCACTCTTTGGTGATCCCTTAGAGTCGCATCGCAATGCAGTCAACCTGGTAATTGTCGGCTTAATGTACGCGATCTGCCAAACTGCATAAAGAGTCACATCTGCATCGGCACCGTATGTTGCTCCCGGCATGTATGCTACGTCTCCAGCGGACGATGTTGCCCAGCCCATAAATACATAGCCATCTCTTGTGGGACGCACAGAAGATAGTGTTAATACGGATCCGTATATCTTTTTCTGGGTGTCTGGAGCACCGGTCCCGCCATTTGCATTATAAGATACTGTATGCTCCCACGTAATAGCCGACAAGGTGTATTCCCCACTCGCTGAGATCGTGGCTGGATTAACTCCTGTATTGACCGTCGCGGAAAAGCCGATCTTCTTTGATTGTCCGCTCGTTGGCATCGTAATCCGGAACGTCTTCGTTCCGCCGATATTCGTCCAGATCCATTGTCCGCCGCCACTGCCGACTGCAAATGCCGCACTACCGGAGGTGTTCTGTCCATCACAACTCATGCTGTACGGTGCGCCGCCGTAATTGTATCCACCAAAGTCAAATGCGATATCAAATCTGATATCTACATCATATTTATGCGTGAGATTAACATCTCCTACTCCACGTACTGCCGTGACATAGATTCTTCCTGTTCCTGCCATTTTTCTCTCCTTACTCGATATAGATTATAGATAGGTGTCCATCCCCATTGTCCAGCATAGCATAGTTGCCTACACCAACTCTCTTTGCACTTAGATTGTCAATTTCTGCAACCGGCATATACGCTTTCTCGTTCCCAAAATATGCCAATCCCTTATCGCCCTCGTAAAATCCCAATCTGGAGTTTGTTAATCTGGCTTTTAGGTCGTTTCCTGTTCCGCCAAGTTCCAGAAACGGTGTTACGCCATCCGACCCCTGCCGCACCCATGTATCAACCACCTCGGTCTTACCATTCACATACTCTACTGTATTTTTAAATTCGGCTCGGACTTCATTTTTGTATTTTTCGAAGCTGGTGTTGATATTCGTTACGCTAGAGATTGCTGTATTTGCGGATTCCTGAGCATTTCCCGCAGCATCTTTCGCATCCTCGATGTCTTCCGTGTATGCTTCCACCCATTTTTCGCCATCCCAGTACTTAAACACGTTATTGACTGTATCGTACCAGAGCTTGGTCTTATCGTCCGGCGGGGTATCCGACTTGATTGCTGCATCCTCTCCGTCTGTTCCATCGGATACATCCATAACCGTAACCTCTTCGAATCCTCGAAGGATTCCCTCCGTATCCCTTGCTTCAAATTTGTAGACCGCCTTGCTCTCCACATCCAAAGCTCGAACTTTTATGGTCCGACCGGCATAAATATGATTTCCATCCTTAAACCATCGAATTGTGAAATTGTCTGTTCGATCTACCCCATTATCTATTACATTGGCAGTCAAGTTGGTAAAGCCTTCATTATTTTTAAATACAATTCCGTTATCCGTAGAGATACTGCTGGTGTAAATCTTTGTTTTGTTAATCAGATCCTCTACTTTCTGCAGCAAATCTTCAGAGATTTCCGACTGCAGCTCTTTAAAATTGGTAAAGACTGTCTTGTTTGCTTGCGGATTCGTGAAACTGCGAACCTGCTCCGATACTCTTGCACTCAAGTATAAGGTAGGAACGTACTCCTCATCTTCGATCTCCACGGTATCTCCGATAGCGGTATCAAAGTATCCCGTCACATCATAAGTCACGACCGGTTCAGATGCTGTTCTCAAGTCCGATAGCGCCATACTGTACAGTTTGTCTTTGTTATCCGTATCGTAGGATTTTGGCATAAAGATGTATCCATCTTCCTTGTTTATCAGGTTTGATGGAAATCTGTCCCTTGCCTGCGGCGCCCGGATATCTGGACCTTGTGTATAAAACTCTACTACGCCGTTCTCATCCAGCTCTTCTTTCTCAATTCCCTGTATAGTCAGTCCATCCTTTCCTGTTGGACGGATACCGGTGTACAGATTTTCGATACTGGATTCCTTCCGGATGCCGGTAACATTTTTCCCGTACCGCAGTTTGATATCTCCCCGGAACTCCCCAACTCCCGTGTTATTGTCTGAGTGTTCCCGATACACGTTCATTACAATTTCTTTCAGCGAATAATCATCATTTAACACAGTCTGGAACTCAATCTCCGCATCGAATACATTCGCCACGGAAAATAAACGGGACAGTACCGTTGCCTCACCTGTCCATTCGTTTGAAATCCGCTTATCTGACACTTCATTGATCCCGATCCGCACGGTACGTTCCGGATCAAAGGCAGTTACATATTCCTCAAAGCTCATTGCGCTTTCAGATTTGTATGCCCCAACATTCTCGTTGATCAATTCGAAGCTTAAAGACCATGCTGTCGCAGTAACTGTAAATTCATCCTTTTCCACATGTACGATATTCAGATAGTAGTCTTTTCCGTTATATACAAAGGCTACTTTATTCCCTTCTACGATATACGCCGCATCCTCGTGTTTGGAACTTACCGTAAATGTGTAAGTATTCGCTGTCCCCTGCAGATATTCATGGAGCTCATCGTTCCAATAATGCATAGAGTTTCGATGGGTGTTATCCAAAAATGCAAGCACCCTGTCATGTGGATTCAGTACGGCAATTCTGATTTCATTCATTACAAATACGCCTCCCTTATTTTGGCTTTAATCGTTGGCGGCGGACTGCTAAATGCCGAGCAGGAGAACTGGATCTCCGTCTCTCCCGGCGGTACCAGAAAATGCTTACTTCCTCGGATTTCATCTTCCATCCGCTTCATCCCGTTTACATAAACCGCTGTATCATTTCCATCAATATAGACCACATCTCCGGACTTATACCGGTTCGGCACATCTCTGTATTTTTCCACGTTATCCTTGCGGAACCAGATACTTTTTAAATAATTGTGCGTAACCAGCTGATTTCCAAGATCTCTACTTCCCCACTGCCCGATCCAGACCTGTATCTTCTCACACGCCATGTCTTTAATCTCCGGGATAGTAAAGTAATAATACTGACCGTACCAAAAGATCCGTAGCCTGTCACCCTCTTTTAAAAAATCATTATGACCGCCACCCATCTTTAAATTAAATGGGTTTCCCTCATAAGCTGTCGGATGGAAATCCAGTGTCTTGATCTTCTTGTTTTGTGGCGCGAACCAGTCCACATGCGCCGTATTACCAACCGTATCACTCTTGTTAATAGACATAGAGCAGATCACTTCATTTTCCCCTGTAAGAAACGCAATAGTCTGTGCTCCCGTCTGTCCCATCAATCCAGTCTCGAACCAGTGCTGGGTATAGCAGTAAAAGTTCTTCGCCCCCCGTCTACCCTCGCTGTCCGCAGGAATGACCATGGTTTTCATACCTCCATTCCAGTGTCCGTTCGTAGCCTGCCCACCCTTTAAAGCCATTACGCTGTATCCGGCAACGTCCCGCACTTCCAGCGTTCCTTGTGTGGTATTCTCCGGATTTTGATAAGAAGTACCGTGATCGTCTTGAAACAGGTTATACCCCTCTGACAGTATCTCTGACGCCTTATAGTCTTCGCCGTCTGCTTCTTCGATCTTGCCGAGTTGTATTGCACCGTATTTACTGGCAATCCCGATAAATCCATTTTCGTGGTTGTGAGTGATATCGTAACTTACCGGAACGGATTCTGTGCCCCCATTTACAATAGTAAGCGTCTGATATCCGCTTTCCTGATGGGCAGTAAACGATTTTTCCGCTGCAGAATATTTCCGTGGATCACAACAATAAAAAGTAAATTCGCCTTTTACGTTCAATCTGCCTGGCTCCACATCTCCGACACTTGATTTCGTTCCGATAAAATATTTATCCGGTTCATCTGCAAAAATCAGCTTTGCCTGTTCCTTATTTAAGATTCCAGAGAGTTTGTTGAATTTTTCCTGGAACTCTCTCGGAGATGTACAAAGCAACTGGTACCCAACTGTAATGCTTCTGGTTGTATCTCGCTTTCCCGTATACTCGGATCCATCCACAAGATCAATTTCTCTCTCCGAAATTTCTGATCCCAAAAGCTCGCGACCGGTCACGTACAGAGTTCTGTATCCATCAATCAAATTTTCAATATATGTCCCATCAATCTGCAGAGCCTCACTTGGCAGGGAGCTTTTACTCCCCGCCTGATTTGTATCCACAAACTCATACATGGCTTCTTTCTCCTTTCAGTCTCATCTTCATACTCTCACGTCTTTCCAGATCTTTCTGCGTAAATTCCGCCGTAACACGCGCTGCTTCTCTGCCGTTATATTCAACCGGTACAACGATTGTGTATGTAGTATTCCGGTTATAGGAATAATCACCGGAAAGTTCAGAATCCAAAGCACCTGAAGCTCGCATTCTCATGTCTGTGGATAATGTTGGAATCTCCACAATGTTCTGCGTAGCTTCTGCAACCTTTCTGGACATCGACTCAATTCCAAGCGCAAATCCCTCTCCTACATAGACACCCAGCCCGGCAAATACTCTTGACGGACTGTGGATTTTCGCTTTTGCCCTGACTGCCGCATCTGCAGCCGCAGCCATTTGTGCCGCAACTGATCTGATATATCCCAAGGTTGACGACATACCATTTGCGAAGCCTAACCCTATGTTGTATCCGCTACTGTATGCGCCACTTGCCCCGGAAGCCAAGGATGATAATACTGCAGATACCGTTCTGATTGCAATCGCCTGCGTTGGCTGCAATCCACTCTGAACACCCTCTTTTGCGCTATCTCCGAGCTTCTGTCCGGAGCTTCTTGCTTTTCCTGCGCCGGAATCAAATGCGCTGACAATGGACTTCACCGCACTTTTCGCTTTATTTCCAAGAGCATCCAGCCCATCATTCACAATGCTTACAGAATCTTTCATACTCTTGATAGATTTCTGCGCTGTTTTCGCATTCTTTGCAATTGACTTCATGCTGGAATTTACCGCCAATAGTGCCGCTGCCATTGCCAGTACGCCAACACACGCTGCTGTCATCGCTACTCCAAATGCAACGACTCCCACCGTGACACCAAGCACCGCCACTCCTACTGCCAGTAATCCCACTGCAAGAGCAGCACATCCTACTCCTGCCACAATCGTACCAGCTCCAAACACAGTCATTGCAGCACCTAATGCACCGATTGCCACGGATGCCTGTAGTCCGTACTCGGCGACAATCGGAAGTACACTTGCCACGATCGCAAGGCCTGCGCTCGCAAGCAGAACAGCTGCTCCTACAAGGACTGCTGCCGCTCCAAATGCGATCAGCCCAACAGCTCCTGCGGTTAAAACGGGTGCTACTGCTGCCGCTACGACCATTAATCCACCAATTGCTACGATCAGGCCAAACATGACTCCAATAGCAAGTGGCCCCGCATTTGCGAGAGAAATCGCAGATACAGTCAATACCGCAATTCCAGCCGCTGCCAAAACAATAGCTGCTCCAAACGCTACAAAACCGACTGCACCGGCTGTTAAAGTCGGAGCTACCATTTTTGCCACGATCAAAAGACCTGCGATTGCAGCTACCATTCCAACTAAAACGCCTATTGCTAAAGGACCTGCTTCTGAAACTCTAATTGCCGCATCTGACAGCACCCAAAATGCAGCACTTATCAGCAAAATACTTCCTCCAAGCGCTAACATTGCAGTAGACATAGCAGTAAGTTTCTTTGTGCCGCCAGACATTGTGGAAAGCATTTTCATCATTCCCATACTCAGCCCAATTAAAGCGCCTACCATTCCGACTAAAACAGCAACGGCCAATGGCCCGGAATCCGCCACTACTTTTGCACCCTGCGCCAACAAGAAAAATCCACCGCTAATCAAAGCAACTCCGGCACCCAACATCATGAATGCTTTAGCGGACGCAAGCATTTTCTTGGAGCTTGAAGCACTGCTTTTACCTACTGCTTCTTGCCCCTTGGAAATTCCAAGCAATTTTCCGGCAATCGCACTAATCCCTGCGCCGGCAAGACCCGCAATCGCACTGGTGAATGCACCTACAAACGGGGCAACACTTTTTGCAATCTTAAAGCCTTTATATGCAACGACAAGCTTAGGAATCTGAGGAATCACTTTCGCGATAGTTTCAGAATGATCCTCTAAAAATCCGGCAAATGTTTGCAGAGCCCCGCTCGCGGAATCCATTACACCGGCGAAAGAACTGATGCTTTCCGTGGAGCCAAACGCACCTGTAATCTTTCCGAGATCTTCTCCAATTGCGGAAAAAGCATCTCCAAAAGCGTTCTTCACTTCTAATGCTTCTGTTTTTAAAACATTCCAGTACCCACTTGCTTTATCGAGAAATCCAGTTAATTTTCCTGCGATTGCATCTCCATCAAGATCTCCAATTTTATTAATTATCCCGTCCAAAGATTTAATCGCTCCACCGGATAAAACATCAAATGACGGTGCCAGCTTATTACTTACTGTTTCGGTCAGACCATCCATTGCCTGATCTACAGTCTTATACTCTGTAGCAAGCTTCGTAAATGCGTCATTTGTGCCGACTTTTGCGATAGCATCAAAGAAATCTTCTGTCGCGATTTTTCCGTCCTGCACATTCTGCACCAGATCCGCGGTAGTCATGCCCATTTCTTTTGCGACTGCCGATATACCAGCCGGAGTCTGTTCGATCATAAGTTTAAAGTCTGCCCAAGCAACTGTTGGTTTCGCTGCCATCTGTGTAGCTTGCTGCCTTAAAGTTTTCATTGCCTGTTTTGGATTCTCAGCTGCCGCCGCAAGCCCTCCGAATCCCTTTACAAGCTTGTTCGTGCTTTTAATACCTACTGCACTCAACTGCGCATAAGTACTCGCCATATCAGATGCGCTGTAAATTGTATCTTCTGCAAACTCTTGCAATTCCTTTTTTACAGATGCAATCTCGTCAGCGCCTTTGCCAACCATCGACATGTTTCCGCTAAATGTTTTCCATGCAGCACTGGAAGAATTTAATTCCGACACCATACCGCCAATACTGGATGTGACAGCACCAAATGCCTTTTGTCCAATTCCGGCCATGATTCCAAATCCGATTCCACTCGTGAGCGTGCTTTTCAGATTACTCACAGTGCCCATTGCAGATTTGAAAGCAGACGTAAATCCCTTATCCTGCGCAGACAATATTGCCTTCACGGAAAAACTTTCTGCCATGCCATCACTCTCCTTTCATCATTCTGCCGATTATGTCCAATCTTTCATTTTTTTGCTTTCGGTTCCTCACACGATCTACTTCTTTTTCGTAATCAAAGAATTTTCTGAATCTCTGATAAACTGGTTTAGTCTTATTCTTTCCGACCTTTTTCTCTGCTTTCACAGCAAAATTCAGGAATGCTTGCAGATGATTTCGATAGTCCCTGTCTACTTCTCTTAGCTGCACAGCCTCCATGAGCAGGGTGTATTCTGGAATTGTCAACCTATCCACTTCTTCAAAGCTCTTAAAGCCAAGATATCGGAAACAATTCAAAGCTGCTTCTTTGTAGTATTCTTCAAACCCTACACCATCAACTCTCTTTTCCGTGCTTCTTCCTCTTCTACTCTCTGTTTCTCTTTCTCCACAGCATCCAGAAGTTCTTTCGTTGTCCTCTTCGTAGCATTCGCACTCTTTAAGAAACCCATTACTGTATCTGTAAGTTCATCGATATCTGTATTCTCGTCATCGATATAACCATCGAGCAAATCTCTTGTTGCTCTTGGGGTCTGCCCTTTATTCGCAACATCAAGAATGTTTACCAATGCTTCTGGATCTCCATCTATTAAATTCATAAGCGCATACCGGAATCCCACATCCTTTTTCACTCCCGGCGCACCGTCTACCGGGACATTTGTCTGCTTGTTGATCTCTCTCAAAAATCCCATTCCAAAGTTAAACTGGTACACCTGTCCGTTAATTGTTAATTCCATCATTTTTTATTCCTCCATTAAAAAGAGAGCGGTCTTGCCGCCCTCTATGTACATGATCTATTCTTTTCCTACTTTTGCCTTTCCTACTTTACCTCTGCCAATTAAGGCTACATCGTCAGAGGGCATTATTCCTCCTCTTTCACGCTGTCCTTAAACATGTAATTCGCGATTTCCTGCTGCTGCGTTGTCACGGTTACATCTCCGCGTTTACCTGATCCGTTGATGCCAAAAGTAAGGGATACTTCCACATTCTCATCTGCAGAAGACGTGACCTCAACTTCTGTGAGATATCCTTGGAAATACATTCCCTTAAATTTATTCGGACCCGCTTCCGCTGCTTCTTCAAGGTTTACTTCCCAAATTTCAAGAAGTTTATCGGAATCCATAGCGTCCTCAAGTTCTGTGATCAATTTATCGCCTTTTGCCAAAACCGCAGTGGCTGTAATTTCTGTCTCCGCAGCTCCTGGTGTACGGATTGTACCGTCTTTCGTTGCAGTAGAATCTGCATCCTTACTCTTGGTTCTTCCATTCTCCGTTGTAAACGCAAGATTCTTTGCTGCTTCCTGTTTCGCTTTTTCTGCAAGGCGGTACAAATAGACAATTTTCTTGCCAGATACCGCCTCTGCAAATAACTGTAAACCTGTCTTAAACATGCTTTTTCTCCTCTCTCTAACTAAAACTAAATTCTATTTCCAGCAACCCGTGTAAAAGAGGCTGCTTTGTTGTTGTGTCCGGTAAAATTCTTTGGTTTACATTCCGGACATTCCATGCAAAATTTTCTGTATGATCCAGTTTTCTGCATGTAGTTTTGATCGCCAACAGCATTTTTGATACCGTTCCTCTCTGTCTTGGGTTGTTGTGCCATATATGGATTGTCTGATGGACACTTCCAAAGACAGCGGTTTTATTGGCATCATCTATCTGGTGGTTGTCTGCGAGATAAACAAAAGGATACGGCGTACCATCCGGCGGTAAGAAGCCGTCATATACGTCATATCCTATTTTTTTAATCTCTGTAAGTAATTCTGTAAATAATTCTTGCTGTGGATCCATGTCTCACCTCACAAGCTTTTGCAAATCTTTTTCAAACTGTTTCTTCTGCTCCTCAAATGCGGGTTTTAAATACGGCTGCGCTTCCATGAATCGTGTTCCGAGTTCCACATATGGAGCATACTCCGCAGTAGGTTCCACAGTCGCAGTCATCCCATTATCTGACAAATCAAGACCTATACTCCGCTTCAAAGTCCCGGTATCAACCGGCGCATTTCTCTGTGATTTTGCTTGCATATCAGCTCCGTTTTTTCGGACAACTGTCTTAACTGCATTCAGATCCATTCTTTTCTTCAAACCTTTATCCAGCTTTGCGATTCCTTTAAATTTAATACCTGCCATCACTGCACCTCCGACACCACAAACACATGCTTTGTTCGAAGTTTCCGCTCAAAATCCACTCTGTATAAGGCGTTTCCTATCCGAATACGATCAAACGGTTTTTTGTAATGCGTCTGTATCCGCACCGTCTTGCTTCCCTGCTTTATGGATCCGTATACAAGGTTCATTGTCTCTGTGCCGGTATCTGTCACACTGGCGTATATTTTCTCTTCTGAGACTATATCATCTCCATAATCCCCAGTAGCTTCGTCATACTCCCCAGGTACGATCGACTGAAAGAAAACTTCTGTATCACACCTCAAATAAATCTCACCCTTCCTCGTTTTGATTCTTTTTGTGAGTCAAGAAAAGCCTGTATTTCATTCATGAATCCATCAAAATCATTATCGTTGTAGGACATATTCTCTCCCTCAACATTGTGTGATGACATACCCTCGGAACCCAACCGATTAAACCGGATCACTGCCACTTCCAAAACAATATGATTCATTTCCGGCGGCACTTCGATTCCTCCGAGCAGGAGTTTTAACCGCCCCTGCACGGATTTAAGAATCAACTCCAGTTTCGAATCAAGAGAATCATCCTCGATCCCCAGAAGCTTTTTTAAATCATCCAGTACACTTTTCATCCTGCGCATACTCTTTACCCCGTGATGGTTACTTTTACTACCGCCTTTTTGTTGTCATTCGGAATAAATTCTCCAGCCTTACCAGCTCCCTGCAAAGCTACACCGTCGAAATCCTCGGATTCGATTGTTCTCGCTGTGTTAATTCCGGTAAATGCTTTTGCAACTCCGGCAATATATGCATAGGCACATTCTTTGGACTGGAAGAGCTCATCCGGAATCTCCTCTACAAGGAATCCCTTGAACTTCACAACTTCATTGCCATCAATGTTTACAGTAGAGTTTTTAGCAGTTGTATTCAAAGGATGATCCGAAACGGCATTGTACAGATCGGAACAAACCTTAATCTTCTTCGTTCCAACTGCTTCAATATTATTGAAATACTTCGACAGCTCATTAAACAGCTTTAATACATTGTCTGCCGTATAATCAGTAACGCTTAAAGTTTTTCCGGAAGATGTGGAAATAAATTTTCCGTGCTGCTTGTTAAACTGCTTTGTCTTAGCCCTCGCCTGCAGTTCCAAGCGATCTGCTACCGCAACGTCAAAATCATTGTTTACCGTGTGTCGGTCAATTCCCTCGTGGTAATTCCATCCCCAAGAGTAATTAACCGGCGTGTTCGCGTAGATAATCTCTTTTCTCTCCCCGAAACGGCTAGAGTTCCCTGTTCCCGTTCCAAACGCTTTCGTAGCTGTTTTATCGTACCCAGTTCCAACCACAACCGGAATGTCTGATGTTTTTACATAAAAGGCTGTTTCATTTTCTCTGACTCCGTCCAGTACCTCAAGTTCGCCGACGAAAAAATCCGCGAAATAAGACATCTTTTTAAATACTACCTTCAAAAGGCTTTTAAACTCAAGCTGGTAGCTTCTTACCGGCATATCATTGTTGTCTCCTGCCGCAAATAACTGTAACATCATAAATTCTTTATTCTTCATCTTCACATTCTCCTTTATTTATACTTTGCAAGTCTCTTTTCGAATTCAGACATTGGACTTCCTGAGTTCGTCATGGTTTTTGGTGTAGATCCGGTTGCTCTGGCGATCTCGGCTTTCTTAAGCTGGGATTCCACGATTTTCATCAGAGTGTCAATTCTTGCATTGGTATCTGTTTCATCGGCGCCCACAATAAAATCAAGCACCTCTTGTGTTGCCTCAATGCCTTTTTCTGCAAGGACTACGGATGCATTTCTGCTGAGCTGATTCTTAACAGACTCTGCTTTCAGTCTCTCATTTTCTTCCTTTAACTTGTCCATATCGTACTGCTGTTTCTGCTCTGCATTCATTTTTGCAACTTTAGCTGCTTCTTCCGCTTTCTGGTCAGCATCTTCCTGCCATTTCACTTTCGCATTTCCGAGTGCTGTTTCGATTGCTTTGTTGACTCTCCGGTCAAATTCTGCTTGGTTCTTTCCATCCTTTAAAAAGTCCTCAAACGTATTACCGGAAGTTCCCTGATCTCCCTCATTGCCCTGTGTTTCTTCGCCATTTACGCCGGATCCATTGCTTTCTGCCCCAGTTCCTTCGTCTTCGGCAAATAACTGTAATGCCATAAATTCTCTAAATTTCATATCTTTTCCTTTCTGCCCCAGTCCATCCACTGTCCAGACCGTTGCTTTAAAATAGATTGCCGGTTCTTTACCGCCTGCCGGAAAAAGGCATAAAAATAATACATATCTCTATGTGCTAATCTCCTAAAGTAACGCCTGTACCTGTTCTTTTAAACTCTCCGGTACTTCATCAATCGTCAAGTGTCCACCTTTGATTCTGTTTGCCAAAAACTGTGCCATCATTTCACCTCCGCTTCCATTGTTGCTAAAATCAGCTCCTGAACCGCCTGATCTGTGACTTCCTGCGCCGCCTGCGTTGCTTTCAAGTCTTTCTGCAATTTCCCGTAGGCGCTCATACCGTCATCCACTGCTTCATATTCTTTGATTACATTCTCTTCTGTCTCTGTATAGCCAACAAAGACAAGGTTGCTAAATCCCTCTGGTTTCTCTTCTTTGAGTGGCTTATAGCCCTCTTTTTTGATGGAGCTGATTCTCACAGTTCCGTTTTCCATGATTTTTGCGTAGTTCATGTTTAAATCTCCTTTCGATAGGTTACTTTAATATCTGGGTCAAGTTCCCCTCCGTCCGCTGTGATGACTGTGGTAGGGTAGTAGGTTTTTAAGGCACGGATTGCGTTTTGCTCGGATTGTGGGAGGGGGACGAATTCAGTAGTTTTTGTTTTATATAACATTTCAATCGGATTTGCATTAAGCCATTCTTTCCATTGTGGAATTGTAGTTACAGTTTCGTTTGGTGATACAAAAGTTGTGTCGGACACTCCGTTAGTTGGATGGTCAGAGTATATGTTATATTCTCCTTCATGTTTTTTGTTAAATACTGGCTCACCATTATTCTTATACGTTTTGCATAAACTCGTGTTTATACGACCTGATTTGTTATTTACGACGGTCGTGAAATATATGTGTTCAGGCACATTTGACGAAGACCATGTTTCGCTTCCATCGATCACTACTGTGTTGCTCTGATATAACCACCCAATCTGTCCACCCTGCTCTACCAGTCTGTCCCACTTTGTGATTGGGCGGTCGGATGTGAGAGTGAGGACTTGTTCTTTACTCCAATTCTGCTCGGCGTTGGTAATTTTCACATCCACTTCATACTTCTGCTTCTCCTCATTCCACTTCCCGACATTCTTAATCTCTTGTTGGTATTCTGGAGATGGCGATGGTTTACCGCCTGTGTAGGGTTCGTAAGGCAGAACGGTAGAGCCTTCATTTACCATGCAAACTTTTTTCAGTTCTTCCATATCGGATTCTGTAACATTGGTCATGTCTATTTTCTTGTATGTCAATCTTATGTAAGCTGCACCTTCTGGCATTTCTGAAGACATATTTATCGGAGAATTGATTTTTGTCTTTTCTTTATCGTATGCAATTATTGTATGCGCTGAAAATTTGTTTCCGCAGCTAGTGGAATACCTTTTGCCCGGAATAACAGGGATATACCCAGTGGTAATGTATTGTTTTAGTTTGATAATATTACCAGTATCTCCTGCAAGAGTACCAACCACGAACTCACTCGGATTAGCAAGATTTTTTCCAGTAGTCTGCACCTGCTCCGTCTTCCCACCAAGCTCCAACCTCTCAAGCGGTGCATCCAAGCTGTTCGGAAGTACCAGCATCCCTGTACCCTCTAGCTCTACCCTGTCATAATTCGGTGGCTGCGGCGTAGAGACACCCAGAGGACAGATCATATCCACTCCTATGATTCCTGTTCCGTCTACCATTTTAAGCATTGTACTTCTACTCCTTTTTCGCTTGTTGCTGTGGGGATGATTTGGACGATGTTTCCATCCTTATCAAAGTACATTTTATCCCTTAGAATCACACACTGCGCTGTATTAGCGGGAATTAACATACTCTCCTCTTTTGTCGCACCATCCTTGAGACCAACATATACATCACCATCCGTAAAATTTTTCACAAGATATGCTCTTCCCTCATGCGCAAATTCCAAAACCAGTGCCTGCTCACTTGTTGTTGCTGCTCTGATAAAACTCTCTGTTTTACTCATATTCTCACCTCACTTTCACATATTCCGGAAATTCTTCCGCAATCAAACAGATGCCAACGAAAAAGGAATCCACCAGGGTTTTTGATTTCTCTGACAGATTCCTGTATTCTATCTCAGCCTTTCCGGGAGATATTCTGTATTCTATTTCATCATCCGTTAAGTCATCAATCGACTGGATCAGCGTCTGCGTAAGTGCTGTCACAGCTGCACACACAATATCTTTTCCGGGTTCTGCATACCCTGCGTGTCCAAAGATTTCAATTCGCTCTGGTCGAATTCTCACCTCAATCAAATCGCATCACCTCCAAAATGAGTACAAAAATACCACCAGCCCGCTCGACCGATGGTATTACATTGCATCAATTTCTACTTCTTTTACTAGATCGTTTAATGATTTTCCGCTATAAAATTTATCATTCATAACCTCATCTACATTATCATACTCTTTCGTATCATCACCATGCCACGCTTGATACGTTGGGATGTAATCCCTGACTTCGACTGTCACTCCCGATGCCAATCCTCTATAAGAGAAAGAAATATCATTGCAACACTCAGATAAAATTTGTCTTAATTCATCTTTTTTCATAATATATCACCATTCTCCTTTCTTTCCTCTTCGCTTAATTCGCGAGTTGTCTTATTCTTCAGTCTACCATCATCTCCCCATGTATAGTCATGTACGTGTTCCCCATGTTCTCCATAAGGGTGCTGCTTTGGATTCCCATGATCGGTTGTGTGGATATCTTTAGATTTTAATTTTGACTCTCCGTAAAAAGCTCTTACATCTACTTTCCCATCTTTTCCAATGTGATCTATTACCATTCCTGCCTCTGCCATCTTAGGAGTGCCGGAATGTCCGCTGACAGTTTTATCTGCCTTTATTATATCAAACGTAGATTTCTTTTCAACCCTCTTCTTCCAAGTTTCAAAGTTCATCCCGTGTTCGGAATACCCGTCCAGCCATTCATTATACGCCTTATCATCCATATATGCTGCTGTACTGCACCGGCAACGCGGATGCATTGGATGCGCATTCTCTCCAGGCATCATTTTTGATACTTTAAAATGTTTTCCGTCCAACGATCTACAGATCGGACAGGCGGTAGGTTCTGCGATAAACTCATACTCATCAAATCCATTGCAGATATAAGACTGTTTCTGCGCTTCTGCCTGCACTCTCGACAGCTCCGTTATCATCAGTCGCTCTGCATTTTCCCGGCTTACTCCAAACAGTTTGGTAAGGTGCCTTGCCAGTATTCTCGGATTCTTACCCTGTATCAAACCAGTCTGTAATAGCTTCGACAATTCGGCTTTCATCATGTCCTGGTACATCCAAATACGGTCTGAGTATTTCGCATTGTGGAAAGAAGCATTCACGATCGAATGTGCCATCTTCGCATTGTTTTGAATGGATTTGCCAAGAATTCCAGCCTGCCTTTCAAATTCTTCCAGTGTTTTCTCTGTCAGGATCTGGTCAAAATACTTCTGAAGCTCATCAAATCCACCAACAAGATGCATTCCGATATTTGCTTTTAGCATTTCAAGCCTGTTAATCTTCATAGCTGCATTGTAAAGTCTCATTTCCTCATTGGCTTCTTTTGAGAAATTCTTGTCCTTAACATACTGCGCTGCTTTCCGACTGTATGCATCAATATCCATTTTGGATACTCGCTTCTTCGCTTCTGCAATTGTGATTCCCTCTGCTTTTGCATATCGCGTGTAAAATCCATTGATCTCTTTCTGGATTTCATCCATCATGTTCGCATAGATCTTCTCAATCTCTTTCGCGTATTCAGCTTCATCCTTGATATTCTTCTTTCGCTGCTCTTCTTCCCTATTCTTCCAGTACGTCCTGCTGCTCATCTGCCGCACCTCCGAACATCCGCTTCTCTACGATTGTTTCCTGCTTCTTTTCTTCCTCTTTCTCCATTCGATCTATTTCCTCAGTAACGTCCTTAACGATCGAGAGAACCTGCAGCTGCGTTTCCTTGGACACGATACTATCAAGCGCCTGTGCTGTCTGCGCTTCCTCCAAGAGATTCTTCGGGATATTCCTACTCATTGTAAAATCAATATCTTTCCATGCGTCCCGATCTGACACATTCGTTGCAAGAGAGCAAAACAGTTTATACCGTTTCCTCATGGACTTTTCAGCTTTGCGGTCGAATGTCAACGCAAGATTGCTCATAGACTGCAGTTTATACGCAAGGGAAGTTCCAGAAGCATTTCCAAAAGATTCATCACTGATGTTCGCTACCATACTTGTCTGATAAATCAAATCCTCAAGCCGATTCAAGAGATTTTCCTGCGTTCCGTCTGCCGTAGGTTTGCCAAGAAACTGCACGATAATATCCTTTGCGTTTTCCGTACCGTAAAGATTTATAATTCGATTGTCCCTGATTTTATAAATACCGTCATCATCCAATTCTGCACCCAGCACTGCAAGATACGCTTCTGCGAAAGAATCTACATCGTTCGCTTTTTCTCCGATCACTCGGTTGTATGTTTCTACCATGCCGGCAACTTCTTCATACAGACCGATTCTCTCATCGTTCAACACGTATTCCACGCAGTTAATACGCCCGTAAGGATTCGGTATACTCTCCTGCATCTTTTCTCCATCAAATGGGATTATTTCTGTCCTTGTGAGTATCTCACCATACCTTGTAACATTATCGTCCTTTTTTCCATATCTCACAGCAAATAGAGCGCGGCTCTTTACGGTATCATCGTAGACAACAAACAGTTCTTTTGGATTGCAGACTACCGTCTTTGTCTTTGCTTCTTCGTCCTGGTAAAAATATTCGAATGCATGTCCATAAATGCAGCACTTCTTCGCCAGCTCATATTCCTGGTCGGAGATATCATTATCTCGGTCAAATTCAAGGATCGCATCTTTTATTTTTTCGTCCGGATGTGATTTTTTAACCGGAATCCCATAAGCATATCCCAAAAAGGTCTCTGTGATATACCTTGGGAAATTCACTGCCAGTCGATTATCCGGCTTCCATGACTCCTTTTCCGGGAGACGGAATACATCGTGAAATCCTTTGTATAGATTCTCAAGGTATCTGTACCTTGGCATTCGCTCTTCATGCTTTCTGATGTATTCGTCTATCAATGTCATATTGATTTCTTTATCAGCGGAACATAAAAGCGGTTCCGGCAGTTTGTATGGTCTTTTCCCATTCATTTTATATTCCTCCTCTAAAGGTCTTTAACTTCACTTTGCCTTTTCTCTCCTGCTCAATAGAATATCTGAGCATTGCCATTGCATCATCAAAGAAATTCACTGGCTCATCTGTGAAGGTGTTCGTCTTCTCATCTTTTCGCCATTTCCATTGCTGGATCTCCTTAATCGTATTTACGCAAGACGGATGTATATGGATTGTATGCTGCTTTAAGTAATCAATCTGCGCTTTTACACTGTTTGGCTCTTTCTTAACCGGACATGCTCTGTATCCTGCTTTCTGCCACATCTTAATCCTGTCTGGCTCAGCAGAATCGCAATACATGGTAATTCGCTTCTGGAATTTTCCCTCGGCCAGCTGTATGATCTCTGATGTATCTTTTTCAAATACATACAATTCCCGGCATAAGTAGACATCTCCATCCTTGAATCCAACCTCCCCGATACAATTCGCATGGTTGAATCCAAAATCCTGTGAATTTACCATGTAATCGAATCTTTCTGGGGATGTATCGAATTCCTCAACCACATAATTTGTAAGGATAAGACCGCCAGTTTCTCCCCATTCACCGAGCCCATAAATCCGATATCCGTCAGGATCCCGTTCTTTACGCATCATCATGCGCCGGTGATACGCTTCGTCTATGAACCGGTTCTGCAGGTATGTAGACTGGTGTGTGTATACATCATCACTCTTAATGTCAAAATACTTTGCCTTCAGCCAGTGCGTTGCTGACACTGGGTTGAAACTGAATGTGATCTGGTAATATAAAAATGGATTGAATGACAAGTCACCTCTGAGTCGGTCATCGAGAATATCGACATCTGCTTCATATAGCTCTGTTGCTTCTTCAATCCATATCCATGTTAATTTTCCAACATCGAATGTGATAGACTTTACTTTCTCTCTCTGTCCATCGTCTTTCATCCCTCGGAAAATCACTTTATTTCCAGTTACTTTAGAGATCAGCTCCATTGGATTGCTTCTGATCTGCCAGAATAATCCCGCTTTATCCCCGTATATTTTATATATTGCACTCTTCAACTCCGCATAGGTACTATCCTTGTTTGTTGTATCTACTTTCCGGACACACAAGAGATTTGCACCTTTATACTTTGGATCACCAAGTTTGATGATAAAATTCTGTGCAATGTTCACTGACTTCCCGGATCCGGCAGAACCTTTTGCCAGTCGGTATCGTTTCTTGCACTCATTGAACTCTTTGAAATTTCTGTTAAATCCAACATTAACTTCTTTCATCCTCATCACCATAGTCTACCACAATCTTCATGTCCATATCTCCTGCTACATCCAGCTTGTCATTCCACATACCTAAATGCCTGCCGAGAAGCTCGAGCGCCTTTACCTTGTCGCAGGGCTTCTGCTCCAATCCATCGCGCCCCTTTTTAATCGTTCCGAGGGCTCTCTGCTGTTCTTCCGTAAGGTTATCTGTAAGCTCCAATTCTACGGTCCGATACAGAATCGGTTCTCCGTCTTCTCCTACAAGTGGAATAATATTTCCATCTACTTCTGCTGTAGCCTGTTTCTCAACTACTTTCGCGTAGTCAGAAGCCTTAGAAAAAGCAATGGCAGCCAATTCCTGTAGCACCATGTCCTGGGTAATTTCCGTTCGTTTCTGCCGTTCTTCCATTCGTTCTGTGATATATGTTTGAATCCGAGTATTTCCGAGTAATTTTCTTGCTGCTGCATCTGCCGAACTATCTTTTTTGCAATTCGGATACGCCGCGCGGTAAGCCCGTGTGGCATTTAGATCAATCAAGTACTCATCTGCAAATATTTTCTGTTTTTCTGTCATAGGACTCACCACCTTTCAATCTGTTAATTTAACACATAGAAAAAGAGACACCGAAGTGTCTCTGTCGTTACGCAATGCTTGTTTCAAGTTTATTGGATATGTCTTTAGCGAATGCTTACTTCTCCTTCCGGGATAAAACATTCTAATATCCTATAACTACCAAAATCATGTATTGTTAAAATTTTAAGTTTCTGAATATATAATTCTCTGCTATCGTATAATTGTCCTTTTAACGAGTATACTGTATCTTTAATATCTACATCTCTTTCTCTAAGTGTAATTTCAATATCTTGATTATGTTCATTCAGCGACGAACAAATTACATCTTTTATATTTTCGAACGAATCATCAGACATTTCGATTTCATTAAATGGGAATACCTTCTCTCCTCTCTTGAATTCCCCTAAAAGTATTTTTTCCATAACACTTCTCTCCTTTCGCTTTTCTTCTATTCTACTCTAAAAGCCATAGATCTTCAATACGTTTATAGGACTACTGCATAATATAATAATCAAAACCAAATAACGCAAAACCAAAAGAAAGGAGGCTGCAGTAGTCCACAACGGGTATAGCAGGACTCGAACCTGCGACACATCGGTTAACAGCCGATCGCTCTACCAACTGAGCTATACACCCATAGGATGCCTTTTATTGACATCCTCTACCCTATCCGCACTCGGGTGCTGACACTAAATATAGATCGCTGAATCTATTTTTTGTTTGTTTTTGCAGATCTGCGGATATCTGCGTTTTGTGATATCACTCGTAGCACTTCCACGGCATTCCGGATTTTTAATATTTACCATGATATGCTACTAAACCGTGCGCGGGGTTCGAACCCGCTTGTCCCAACTGACCACGGCATAAAAACACCGCCAGACAAGAAAGGGGAGAAGTCCGGCGGCGTTCTGAATGTTTGGAAAGATTGTTTTAGAACAATATATAATCGTTCTAGAATAATTATAGCATAAGTAAAATATAAATGCTATAAATCTTTAAGCTGCCCGCTTATAATCTGCGATACTCGCGCCTGGGTATATCCAATTTCATCTGCGACTTTTTGCTGGGTTTTCCCCTCAAGATAGTGCAACTCAAATATCTCTTTAATCTCCGGATCATCAATCCCATTTATGTAGTCTTCGACTTCTTCTTGCTCTTTCAGGATCCGCAGCCTGTCCGCTTCTTTTCGCCTAATCTGCTGTCTTACATTCTCGTCTTCGTAAGGATCATACATCTGGACTGATGTTCGCACTTCCGTGTATGGGAAATCTGCACTGGATCCAGTTACTTTCCCCATAACAACAGTTGGTTCCCGTTCGCAGAGTTCTTGCATCTGGTTCTCAATCCGGATAACTCTATCTTTGTTTGGTTTGTACTTTTTCAGTGTTTTCTTGTCCAACTCAATCACCTCCCGGGATCCGCTCTTTTATGTTGTATTTCTCTGCTATGTAGTCCACAGTATCCTTATTCGCCCTCTCGCCGCCTTTAAAGTCACAGGCAAAGGCTTTGTGCCCCTTTTGCTTTAAAGCCGTCTTACAGGGCTTTTTCGTTGCCATAGTGTATGCTTCTATTTTCTTCATGATGTCCGCTGTCTCCTTTCTGCATCTAGCTTATTATCACCATTCACTCACCCTCACAGGAAGTATGATGCCTATTATTTCTCCGTAGCGTGTAAACACGGCATTGTAGTATTCAGAGTTTCCTGGGTGTTTAATAAGATTTGGCGTGCATCCGTCGAACATTTTCAAATATTCATTATCAAACCAAGCGTATCCCCCTGTTGTCTCGTCTCTTATTGCTCTCAGAATGCTTTTGCCAGTTGTAAGCATTCTGTTTGACAACTTGGCCGCCCTCATTTGGCTCTGAATATTTTCTGTGGAAAAATGTTTCACCCCATCTTCTGGCAATTTCTTCTGCTTATCTATGTCGAGCAAGAAATCTTCTTTCTTCACAAATACAATATATCTACCTTGCGTAATCATCACTTTTCCATCTATCTCACCCATCATATACGATCTTGTTTTCACTGCTTCTATCTGTACTTTATCTTCAATTAGCATTTTTTCTTCTCCCTTCTGCGTTTCATAGTCTCTCTGGTCATGCCGTCACCTCAATTTCCTCTCCTGTCAGTTCTTCCAGCTTCTGTTTCATTTCTTCCACAGTCATTTTCTTCGATTCGGTGCGTTCCCAGATGAGTTCAAGGTTGCTTTTAATAAACACATCTTCTATGCATCCGAGTGATTCCGGAGTAATTCTATAGACTTCAACGATGTCTCCTCCTGTATAACCTTCCCATTTCAAGTCATCATCATAACCGCCTATATTATTGCATCCGCCTTTTCTCACTGCCATCCCAGCCAATACAAGATACATGTTACCATCTCTTTGCTCAACTACCATCCCATCTTCCAAATCTGCCTTGGTAAATTCTTTGTCCATGTAATCGCTCCATTCTAAAATTTTGTATTCGCGTTCTTTGTAAAAATCGTAACTTGCGAACTCACCATGTCCTGTATAGCATGTTTCACTGAGATGTTTTCCATATTCTGTACATTCTAAATAACTCTCTCCATCTCTCCACTTCATCCCATGCTCATGCATTCTCTCGCAAAAATCTTTCGCTTCTTCCTCGGTCTTACAATGCACCGCAATCTTATTATCTGCATCCTTAAATTCGTCCCAGTTAAATCTCATCTTTTTTACCTCCATAATCTCCGCACAATCCAATCCAAAAACACCACAAATAGCAGTATCGGGAATCCCGCAGCCATCAGGTAATCCGCACCTTCCAGTTTTACATCCTCTTCCAATCCTGTCTTTAAAGTAATCGCAGTTCCCAGCCCCAATATGTAGTAAAGGGTCAAAAATGCGATTGTGATTAAAATGTCCATGTTATTCCTCCTTGTATGGTTCTGGAAGTGGCTGCCATGCGAATATTACCCCATCATAAATCCCATAATCGTCATACCAAAGACCATATTCATCCTCTTTTTTAAATCTCATTCTCTTTACCGGATATTCTTCATCGTCACACGTTACAAGATATACATCTTCTTTCTTAGGCATATTTTGTACTGAGTAAGGAATCCAGTCATTGTCTTTCTTGCTGTCTTCATATCCTTTCTGATACCATTTTCTTCGGCTGCATTCTCCGCACTTCTGGACTTCGTCCATGTGGGAACGAATGATTTCTTTTATCCATCTAATACTCACATAATCATCACACATTCCGAATGATTCAAACTCTATCGCATGATCTTCAATCTCTTCCAAGATCTTCTCTAGTACGTTCATTTATTTCGTCTCCTATTTTTCCTATCCATAACACAATAACCTTTTTCGCAATAACATTCTGTTGATTTATAGTAGTTTTTATAATATTTGCATTTAATGCACTCTTTTTTCATTACTACGCCTCCAACAACTCTAGTTCCTCGATTTTATCCATTAAATCCATCTCAGGATAATTCTTTTTTGGATATCGTTGATATTTTCCACATGGTTACTCCTCATCACTTTCAATTCTCTCTAACCTTTCGTATCCATTCCATCCATGTTCTGCTCCACATTGTTTGATACAATAATAATCTTCGCCGCAACAATGATCGCATCTATTGCAATCTGGTTCTTCGTCATCTACTGTGTAAATTATTGTTTTCATCACTCTACCTCCAACAATCCCGCTTCTATAAATACACCTTCCAATAACTCGCTCATTTTATTAGTATCAATGGTAATCGGCTCACATGGAAACTCTTCCTGATTTCCACAGCACGCATACAATTTTGCAATTAAAATATCATATTTTTTCATCACTCCACCTCCAAATCACCATTATCTATTCTCTTTGCTTTAAAAAGGATTTCTCTATTCATCTTTTACCTCCACTTCATTATCGTATTTCATGCACTTTCCATCCTTGTACGCTATGCATTTCTCTTTAATGCACGGATGTAACACTGGTCTGACAAAATCTCCATTCCCAATAAACATTGCTTTTACCTCTTCTTTTCCCGTTAAATCAGGGCAAAATAAAATCATCACTCCACCTCCAACAGCTCTGGATTGTCAAAAATGTTTCCGATAACTTCCGTTCTATTTGGATTCCGATTATATTTAAAAACATCGTTATTGGTGCATTTTTTATTTCCTCGTCCACATACTGCCCATGATCCCCTCCATTCGCTCCAAAACACAGCACCTACACGATATTTTATCTCTTCGCCATCTTTTAAAAACGGACTTCCATCATAGTCATAACTATATCTGAGAATATCATTCTCCCAGATCTTCTTATCGTTTTTGTCGGTAAGTCCGGTGTACTGGCATAAAGTACTTGGAGCAATCTCGCATTTTAGTAATATATCTGGTAATTCTTTGCTAATTTTGTGTATTTCCACTTTTCCAGAAGGATATGCAACAACATACCCTTCCACCCATTCTCCATTATCTTTTCTCTTTGCTTTAAAAAGTATTTCTCTGTTCATAATTACTCTTTCTCCCATGACCAATTAACCTGTTCCATAACCATATCTCTCATAGCTTCTTCGATTTCCTCATCAGTTACATCATCACCAAACTCTTCTTCAAATGTCATATTTGTTCCAGCAAAACCATAATTTGCCTCCGCTTTTACTTTAATCATTCTTCCACCCTCCTGTTCCATTTCCCTATAGCAGTTGTTTCTAAAGCACATCTTCGCGTTGCGACTCCGCATTCTTCGCAGTACACGAAAGCTGATATAACTTTTTCGTCAAATCCATAATGGATTTTCATTGTCGCTTCTCCACCACAAAACGGACATTTCTTTAATTCTCCCATGTTACTCACTCCAATCTAATTACGCATTCCTAATCTTCTACAAACAGTGTTATACCCACAGTCTAGTTTTTCAGCGATTTGATTGATTGTTAATCCCTTATTTCTAAGAAAAATCACATCTTCTTTTGCAACATCACTTCTTGAAACAATATGCTTCATCCTATCTCCAAAACTTCTTTTATATTCTTCTGAAACATATTGAACTAAATTATGTTCTTTCGTGTGTAATGATTTTTTAATTACTTGAAGATTAGAAATATTATTATTTAATTTATCTCCATCAATATGGTGAACATGAATTTCTGAACCAAAATTGAATCCAACAATATGTTTACCAATTATCCTGTGTACCGACACTTTGTCATGCTTTATCGAAATTCCAGCATACCCACGATAAAGATAAATTTTATATTCCTCTTTAGGTGTAATATTTCTTCTACTGCATTCTTCTTCTATTGCTTTTTCTAAAATTGAATAATCTACTATGCAGTTACATGCGTTTTCAAATTTCATTTAAACCTCCGAAATCTAATCTCTGGCCGCACTTCAGACAGCATTCGTGCTCTTCTGCATGTCCATCAATAAAACATATTGACTCTCTGCAACTTGGGCAAACGAAATAACCTAATTCATAGTCTACTTCTTCTGGCTTTTTCGCCGTATCACGCTCTTTCAACTCATGCATCTGATTCATCAACTTCGCACACTGGCTGTCCACAAAATCATTCACCTTGTTATACTGGTTCAAAATATCGCACACAAACCGTCCCATCTTGCACTCTGCGCATTTATCTTCCAGTTCCATTTCACTTAGCTGATCTGGATACCTGCACAGGTTGTCGCATATATGCTCCATCATTTCTGTTGTGATCCCGTCCATCCATGTTTCTTCTGTTTTCGCCATTAGTCATTCCTCCGTAATAAAGTCTTCTATACTCATCTGCCCTGGTATGTTTTCATCCTCCATCCACCAAAAAAATACCTCTTCCCCTGTCGTCCACTTACATTCTTTTCCTCTTCGTTTACGTTCTTTCAACATCCTGTCGAAAGCATTTATATACAATTGCTTATACTTTGGAAAATCCGCAAACTCTTTGTAACGCTTCTTGCCTGCCATAGGACATCCGATACAGCCAGCACGATCATATCCACGTTTGTACAAATCGCATACTTCTATATGTTCTGATTCTATGTACTGCCAAATATCTGAATGCGTCCAGTCGATAATTGGATTTACAACCATTTTATTCTGTTGCATACAAAGCTCACCCATTCGTCTCTTTGATCCGTTATCGCTCATAAGCATAATAGTAGAAAAAGTCTCATTCTCATTGTAGTTTTTCCCAAGCTTTTCAAATTCTCCTCTTTCCGCTCTTTTATTCGATTCATCCCACCTTACTCCTGTTGCGATGTATCTATTTTGGCATCCCGTCTCTTTCAAGACAGAGCAACAGTATCTTACCCGTCTAGTCGGTGGCATTAACTTTTGTGGTATCAATTTCCACATACTTGTTGGTTTTCCTTTGTATGTTGGCATTTCGATTTCGCATTTAATTCCTTGTAATTCCGTTTTTTTTTAATACTTCTTTGATATGGTATACGGTCTGTGGTGCGTCTGCCGTTGTATGGCTGTTATGCACTTCAAACGGGATTCCGGATCGCTTAAAAATCTCTAACATCACATCACTATCCTTGCCGCCGCTATACGTACAAACAAGCGGTCTACCATAGTGATGTAGACTCATTTCACTTGCCATTTTAATTCTTTCGATTGCTTTTTTCTCTTTATCCATTTTCTCAGAAGCCCGGTATACCCTTGCCCCGGCCGGAGGCTGGCTCCTTTCTATTTTCGCTTATTTTTTATAACCTACTGCAAATACCTCCGCATTAATATCCGGTTTGGATTCGACATCGCCCTGTTGAGCCGGCAACTGGTCCTCACCCAACCCTCGTGAAACTCCATGTAATTTGCAATGTTGCCAAAGATATCCTTGACCGAAGTTTCCTGCTTCTTCGACTCAGGCAGCATATCATTGTCTTTTAAAAAGTTTTTGAACGTTTCAATACTTGCATCGATTCCGCTCTCTTCGCTTATTGCTGCATAGATGTTCTGGATCGTAAGTCCGTATTCGATCATGCACTTAATTTCTCCCTTGTACGGTTCGTATTGTTTTCTTTTATTTTCCATTTTTCTTAACCACATCCTCTTGTTTGCTATTACCCTCTTTTTCACTTCTTTTCCAGTAATATCCTCAAGTACTCTGCAGATATGCTCATCCGTGCATCCGAGTTTTACCATCTCTTCGATCTGGAACTTGTAGGGATCCAGAAAGTGTCCTGGTCTACTCATTTCCCTCTCACCCTATTCTTTCTCTTCCGCTTTGTGCTGCCGCGCGTAAACGCATCCATATTTCCGTGTCTCAATCCGGTAGACTGTTTCCTATAGACTCTAAAACCGTATCTTTTTCTGTTCATGTTTGCCTCCTAACTGAAACTTACTTCCGGCTCTTCCTCTGGACATATTTCTCCACCTGCTTCCATTTCGTTTATGATGATTTTCGTTCCCGCTCTTTGTAATCTCAGCAACAGCATGTCGAATTCCCCAAGGTATCTCAACGACTTAATGTCTACACATCCCAAACTGTCAAGTGTATACTCTTTCTCAAAATCCCATTTCGATATCGGAATTTCCATATTCAACCCTTCATCGTGTTCGTTTTCGAAAACAATCACCGCCATATGCACAGAACTCCAAACAGGTCTTTCACTCTCTTCTATTCGCATCTCGCATCCGACCGATTCGTAGTATGGTCCATCGTCAAACTCCACTTCCAGGCCAGTTGTACTGATCTTCTTCTCGCACATTTTAATCCATGCTTCAAACAGATCCGTGACTTTAATCTCTTTTTCTTCCTGCTTGATTGATAAATCCTTAAAATTCTCCAGAATCTTTTTATTCTCAATGCAAGCATCAGAATTTACAATTTCAGTAAGCACCGTATCCAACTTTGGAAGGTATTCCGAAAAATCATACTTCTCTATGTACGGCACCATGACTTCTTCTATTTTTTTCTTCAGTGCACTTTCTACTTTTCCCCATCTAAACGTTTTTTCTATTGCCGATTCTATTGATTCCTTGAATTTATTTCTGAGGATTTCCTTTACTTCTTCCTCGGAAAGGCACTCCTGTGCCATTTTAAATAATTCTTCTTTCATTTTGCTCCTCCTTAATTTGACTTCAACAACTGCTCTTCCAGAGAGTCCATGTCATATCCTCTGCGTTCGAAGTTATTTAAGTTTCTGCTTACCGGCGGTTTTGATTGTTTTTTCTTCTTTTCCGATCCTTCCGGTTCATTATCAAATTTACCTTCTAAAATCTTTTTTAAGTTCTGCTCTTTTATGATCCAATTAAAATTTGCATTAAATTTATAATCCCCTTTACTTTCTTTGCCTTTCAGGAATTTGCTGTTCTCCGCTTTTATAAATGCGGTTCTGATCTGGCTAAAACTGAATTTCTTACAGGCTGCATCAATATCTTCCTTCCTGCTATCGGAAATCCGCTCGACTCTATCAAAACTCTTACAGATATCATTAAATGTGTCGGCGATCAGCTGATAGCTTATTTTGCTATCAGTCTTATCTCTTACTCTATCTCTATTATCTAACTCTATATCTATATCTGTGTTACACTTCTGTACATTGTTGTTACACTCTGTTACATTCGTGTTACATTGTAACGCCTTATTTTTTCTTGATGCCCTAACGCGCTCCGCTGATTCCGATTCCGAGCAGATTAAAGACTGTGTTTCCGTCATTAAAAATTCTGTTTCGGAACAGGGCTCAATAAGTCCTTGAGACAGTAGGTATTGTACAGTTACTTTCACATTGTCTGGATCTTCGTCTATTGTCAGGGCAATTTCTTCCGGAAAATTCTCTTCAATCCCCTCAAAAAACAGCTTTCCACCATTGTTTAAACTCAGTAGCTGCATTTTTAAATAGATAATGGTATATGTATCACCACCAGCAATTTTCCGTAACTTTTTAATTTTGGGCTGTGTAAAAAAATCTTTCTGTAGCTTAAGCCAGTAGTATCGTTTTGACATTAAATCACAGCCTTTCTGTATCTATCTGCATTCCAGATTGGTATTCGCGGTATATTTGCATCCAATCATCCAGTTCCATCGTAACAAGGATTTTATGATTGTTTTTCTTATGGAATACAGCGGGAAGATTTCCTGTTCTATTCGCTGCGGCATCTCTCTTTGCTTGATCCATCCAGTCATAAAGTCGCATCTGCTCTTGATGTTTCGCTTCCACATGAATTAAGGGGAGACCAACTACGTCTGAAGCATCACCTGTATTTCCACAGTATTGCGCTGTTCTGTGTGCTTCTTTATATCCATAATCACGGAAGATACCAGCTAATTCCCGTTCAAATCTTGCGCCTTTCTTTTTACTATTTACTGCCATTCCATTTCCTTTCTTTGTAGTGCAGGCAAGGTTCATCCTTTTCCTTGCCTTTGCACTCCCAAAATCTCTCGCAATGTATGCATTCTCTTGTTTTCTTCATGTGATCGCCCTACATGAACGGAAGTTCTTCATCAATTCCATCCGGAACGTTTTGGAATCCGTCAGAATCCGGCTGTCCATATTGCGGAGCAGACTGTCCGCTGCTTCCCTTGCTTTCGCAGAACTCAAAACTATTCACGATCAACTGCATCCCGTAATGCCTCACGCCGTCTCTTTCATAGTTGTTGTTTCTCATTTCTCCTTCGATCAGCAACTTTGTCCCTTTCCCCACATTGCATTTTTCAAATGTTTCCGCAATCTTTCCGAATGCTACACACTGGAAAAAGTCAGCTTCTGAATCTCCGTCTCTCTTAAATCTGCGGTTTACGGCAAAGTTGAACCTTGACACCACTTTCCCGTCATTTGTGCATTTCATTTCCGCATCTGCTGTCAGTCTTCCGCATAAAATAATTTTATTCATATCAATTCACCTCTTAATTTCCAAACAACGCCGCTGCTGCGCTCTGTCCTCTTTCGGAAGATTCAGTTTTTTCTTCCTGCGACTGTTCCATGTCAATAATCTCCGCATCGCTATCGTTATCGACGTATGTTTTTGTTCCGTCATCGTTTATCACTGCCATATCTGCATCCATTGCCGACATCATATCGATAGACATGATTCCCCATTTAGAGATTAGCTGACGCAGCATAGTTTTATATGCCATTCCGTCAAAGTCCTTTTCCCAGAACGTGTACCCCTTTTTCGCCTGATATCCTTTGGAATACTTTAATGCATGGGCTTCCATTTTCTTTTTGCTCCAATAGATCGCCTTTTTAAACCCATTCGTATACTCAAACATTGCATAATATCCAATGGTTTCAGCCTGTTCTCTTGCTTCTTCATCCTCAATCAGATGTACCTCAATCTCTTCATTCAAAGGATCAAAACGAACAAGCTCGCCCTCTTTGATCGCCAGTACATTCAGTTTTTTGTACTGTCCGGAACGGATAGCAAGCTGGATATACCCTTTGTATCCAAGCTGAAACTGCGCCACCTTACCTTTGTTTCTGTCGTTGAACGGTACAAGGTAGTATTGTCCAAGCTGCGGAGACGGTGAAAGGTTCAGCGATTCCCCAAGCAACGCACCGGAAAGGATTGATTGATTCGTGCATTCCTGCAATGCTGCATTGTTATTTACAGCCGATACAATTGCGGAAATAAATCTCTGTCCGCTCTTTCCACCGATCACATTGTTGATCTGGTTTTTAACTGCTTCCTGTGTTAAATATGCTGCGATTCCTGTGCTTTTTCTTGCTGTCAAGCTATTTCCTACTGCCATTTTTCTTCTCCTTTTCTATTTCACTAAATTTTCTAACGTTGTTTTTATTCCTTTAAATCCACCAGTTTCAAGATACACTCTTGTGTCAAAGAAAATCAGTTCGCTTGTTTCTTTGTTAAATCCGGCAGAAACACCGTTTTTAATGCAAACATTCTTTAATAACATCAGCACCACTTCAAGCTCTTGTTTTGTCTCTTCATTCATTCTTCTACTCCTAAATCAATCCTATTTCACCGAAAAGCTCTCTTGCTCCGTCATCTTCTCTTGCAATTTCTGAAATTCCCATATTGTAATAATTCTGAAACACTTTTCCAATCAAATACTTCGAATCTTCTGAAATTGTAGCTGGCTTATATTTAATTCCTCTTACTGCAAAATAATTCGCCAAGTTCTGTGCATCCATTACCGTTAAATTTGCCGCAAATGCTACCCACTGCCGTTCAACGCATTTTCCCATGTCTGTTTCCGGTGGATTCATGCACTCTTCAAAAGATTTTGCATCTGTAAATCCAATCTGTCCGGGAAGATCATCTTCTTTCTTCTGGGACTCTGTTGCCTTTTTCGCTTCCTTCTCTGCTTTCAATCTTGCCTGCTCTGCTTCATGTTCTGCTTTTTTCTTCTGGATTTCTGCAAGTCGCTGTCCTTCGCTTAACGCCCTGTTGATATCCAGAGTGGATTTATAGACTTCTAATGCTTCAAAGCCAAATTCCGGTAATTTCGAAAGCGTATCCACATCTTTCTCCACGCTTGTGATAAATGCATTCATAACATCTTCGATGGACCTCATGGATGTTGTTTTGTTTAACCATCTACTGTCAAAAATACGCTCCAAAGAAATTTCAAACGGTGTCGATTTACTGTTCCAGAGTTCCTCGATTCGCTTCCGTTTTTCCTGCTTCTCGTACTCTTCAAATTCCTTAATTTGCTTGTCGATAAGGTTAATAGGATCGTTAATAAGCTTAATTAAGGCGTTAATTTGAGTCTTAAATTCGTTAAATGGCTCTAAATAAGCCTTTTCCAGTCTTATTCTTTCGTCATTTAAGGCTTTTTTCAGCTTATTTAAGCTTGCTTTATCTGATTTAGCATCCTTAATTTGCTCTCCGGTGTACACTAAATTACTGTGGTCTTCTACTATTTTTTGTATTTCTGACCTTAATTCTTCATAATTAAATGTAATTTTCTCCGGCGTTTTCACTTCATTGACTCTTAATTCCATGTTTTTCTCTCCTTTATCTTCTTATTACATCCGGAAGGATAAGCGGCGGGCATTCATCTCGCTCCACGTATCCCCAGAATCGTTTTCCTTCTTTCATCAGGTATTCCATGTCTTCTTTCACATCTTTTCGTTCAAAATGGTAATGTTTCGTTTGAACGAATATCTCACCAGCATATTCACTTTTTAGCTGCGCTTTTAACTCGCAAAAATCAGCCTCAAGAACTGCCATATATAGCAAGCACTGGCAATAATAATGATCTGGGATCTGGCGATTCCATCTCTTTCTCATATTTCCATTTAAAATGTTCGTTGTCTTACATTCCCAGATTCCAAGTCTCCCATCTCCATCAAAAAGCCAACCATCTACGGAAGCCTGCGCCCAGGGATATTTATCATTTCGAAAACTGTTGTTTTCCTCATATCTCACTTGGTATTCTGGGAAGTCCAGCTGAAAGAGTTCTCTTAATAATGGCTCTGCCTGTGTACCGTATTTAATATAGGGAAGATTTGAAATGTCTTTCGCTTCTTTTCTCCCTGTTTTCAACTCCCACAACTCTACATTTGTCATGTATGGATTCTTCCCGATTGCAGCGGCAATTTCAGAACCGCCGATTCCATTTTTTCTATTTTTAAGCCATTCTTCATGGTTGCTAAGTATTGTTTTTGTAATCATTTGACTTTTCCTCAAATTTTCTCTATACTTTAACTGATTTAATTTCTTGAGTGCTCGAGGGTTGCCGCCCTGTGACAGCACTCTTTTTAATACCCAAACACTAACCACCATCCGATCACCACCACTCCAAACCCGATCACAGCTGCTGCGACCTTGTGCCAGTAAGGCTTGTCCTCTTCTTCCGGCAGATCTACCGATACGGAGCGGATGTCCCAACTGTTTAATACATTGGGCTGTTGAGTAGTCTGGCAATGGTATGTTCCTTTAATCTCCATGCTTGTCCTCCCTTCTACCGCCTAAGCGGTTTCCTCTTTTCGTATCAATGCTCCCTGAATAATCCGGCAACATCCATCTATAAGTTTTTTGACTTCCTCTTCTGTGCGATCCACATAACAATCATCATGTACTCGGATTGTTGCATTTTTTACTTTTACTGTTTCTACGATCAAAATCATCACCTCTCTACTATGTATGC